CAAGGCCGCTGAAGCCCTGCGCAAGGGCGAGGAGCTGACCGCCGACCAGAAGTCCAAGGTCGACGAGGCCCTGGTCAAGCTCAACACGCTCGACGGCTTCAAGGAGCAGATCGACGAGCTCGAGCAGAAGGCGGCCCGCGGCGGCGGCCAGCCCGAGCAGCAGATTTCGCCCGGCGAGAAGTTCGTCGCCAACGATGAGGTGAAGGCCTTCCTCGCCAACGTCAGCGGCGGCAAGCGCATCGGTTGCGACGTCAAGGCGATCATCACCTCGCTGACCACGGACGCCGACGGTTCGGCGGGCGATCTGCTCGTCCCCGATCGTCGTCCGATCATCGACCCCGTGGTGCGCAAGCTGACCGTGCGCGATCTGCTCACCCCGGGCCGCACCGGCGCGATGTCGATCCAATATCCGAAGGAGACCGGCTTCACCAACAGCGCCGCAGTCGCTTCGGAGAGCAGCGGCGCCGCCAAGGCCCAGTCGGAGATGAAGTTCGACCTGGTCACCGAGGCGGTCGTGACGATCGCCCACTGGATCCTCGCGCACCGCAACATCCTCGCGGACTCGCCGATGCTCGCCTCCTATATCGACGGGCGGATGCGCTACGGCCTCGCTTATGTCGAGGACAACGCGCTGCTGAACGGCGCCGGCGGCGGCGATCTCAACGGCATCTACACGCAGGCGACCGCGTCGACGGCCAACATCGCGGTGATCGCAAACCCGACGTTCCTGGACGTGCTCAGGGCGGCGATGCTGCAGGCGGCGCTGACCAACATTCCGCCGAGCGGCATCGTCCTGAACCCGACCGACTGGTTTAAGATCGAGACGACCAAGGACACGGCGGGCGCCTATATCATCGGCAACCCGCAGGACGGCACCAATCCGCGCCTGTGGGGCCTTCCGGTGGTCGAGACGCCGGCGATGACCGTCGACAAGTTCCTGGTCGGCGCGTTCAAATATGGCGCGCAGATCTTCGACCGGGAGGATGCCCGCGTCGAGGTCTCGACCGAGGACAGCGACAACTTCCGCAAGAACCTCGTCACTATCCTGGCCGAGGAGCGGCTCGCGCTCGCGGTCTACAACACGCTCGCCTTCGTGAAGGGCGATTTCAGCGACCAGGTCACCGACCTGACTTCCTGATCATCCTCCCCTGAGGACCCTGAGAGGGGCCGGACCGAACATCCGGCCCCTCCTTTTCGAACCGCCGCCCGCGACGGTTCGACAAGGAAAAGGGAGACGACCGATGAAACTCACCGCCAATGACCAGCTGCACATCAGCTCGGTGAAGGCCGACAACATCCTTCCCGGCGAGGAGTTCGAGGTCTCCGACCTGCAGGGCCAGTCGCTGATCGACCGCGGCCTCGCGACCGAGGTCGGCGGCAAGAAGGCCCCGGCGCCGAAGAACAAGAAGGCGGCCGATCCCGCCAACAAGAAAGGCTGATCATGGCACGCCAATCCCGAGGCACGCGCGTCGGCCGCCGTCAGGCGAGCCGCGCGGCCGACGCCGCGCAGAAGCTGCCGGTCAATTCCGTCCTGCCCGCGATCAGCGGCACGGTCCGCCAGGGCTTCACGCTGACCTGCACAAGCGGCACCTGGTCGAACACGCCCGATTCCTACGCCTATCAATGGCGCAGGGACGGCAGCGAGATCATCGGGGCGAACGCCTCGACCCGCGTGCTCGCCCTGGCCGATGTCGGCGCGCTGATGACCTGCGCGGTCGTGGCGACCAATCTCGGCGTGCCGGCGGTGGCGATCAGCGCGCCGACAGCGGCCGTCGCGGCCGCCACGGCGCCCGCCAACACGGTCGCCCCGACCATCACCGGCACGGCGCAGGAGGGGCAGACCCTGACCGCGCACGACGGCACCTGGACGGGCCTGCCGACGCCAACGATCACCCGCCAGTGGAAGAAGAACGGCGTCGCGATCGGCGGCGCCACCGGCACGACCTACGTGCCCGTCACCGGCGACATCGGCGCCGTGATCACGCTGACCGTGACCGGGACCAACGTGAACAGCGCTGTGAGCGCCACGAGCGCGGCCACCAGCGCGGTCATCGCGGCCTGAGCGGACGAGGCGGCCCTGCCATGCCGGGCCGAATTATGGGGACGGTGCTGTGAGATATTCGATCAGGACCGTTGGCCCCGTCGCTCCGGCGGACGCCATCCCGGTGGTACTCTCGCTGGAGGACGCGAAGGCGCATCTTCGGGTCGATTTCGATGCGGACGATGGCGTGATCGCGGATTGCGCCGCCGCGGCGCAGGCCACTTTCGAGCAGCGCACTGGCCAGGTGTTGACGCCCAGGGTGATGGAGATGGCGTGCTGGGGCTTCCCGGTCGCCGACTATTGCCGTCGATCGTCTGATGCCCTCGAAATTCCGCGGGCGCCGGTCACCGCGATCGACGCCGTCGCCTACACCGACAACGATGGCCAGGAGACTGACCTGGACGAGGCGCTGTGGCGGTGGAGCGAGAGCGCGCCCGAGCTGCTGCGGCCTGCTTGGGCGACCAGCTGGCCGACCGCGGCCGACGAGGCGGGCAGCGTCCGGATCACGTTCGAAGCAGGCTATGAGGACGGGCTTGTGCCGGCGGACATCATCAGGGCCGTGAAGCTGTTGACCGGGCATTTCTACGCCAATCGCGAGGGCGTGGTGGTCGATCCGAGGGCGGTCTCCGTCGAGCTTCCTGACGGCATCGAGCGGCTCGTCTCCTCGTACCGCGTGAGCGTCCTCGCATGATGGGCGCCGGCGCGCTGCGCGAGGTGATCGAGATCCGGCGCTTCACGGCCACGCCCACGGGTAAGGGCGGGCAGACGCGGGCGTGGGCGACTTTGGACGGGATGTCGGCGGTTCGGGCCGAGGCGACGGGGCAGAGCGGGCGGGAGGCGGTGATCGCCCATTCGCTGCAGGGGATCGAGACCTACCTGTTCCGCATCCATTGGCGGGCGACCGAGATCAGGGCGAACGACCAGATCGTGTGGAAATCGAACGGCAATCGGGAGCTGAACATCCTGATGCCGCCGCAGGACCGGACGGGGAGCCGCGAATGGCTGTTCATCCTGGCCGACACTTCATCCCCGCAAGGGGCCGGCGCCTGATGGCGCATTTGAGGAGGACGACATGACTTTGCGCGCACGCATCCTGACCGATTTCGACATCCTGGTGACCAGCGCCCTCGATCTGGGCGCCGTCTCGGTGCCGATGCAGCAGCAATTCCGCCAGGCCTTCGACACCGGCGGCGGGCAGGATCAGGCGCAGATCGCGTTCGGCGACCAGCGGCCGCTCACGGCCTCGCAGACGGACACGCTCGACCTGGCCGGCGGCCTGACCGGCGGCCTCGGCGGCGCGCTCACCTTCACGGCGCTGAAGGAGCTGTTCCTCTGGGCCGATCCGACCAACACGGGCGACCTGCGCGTCGGCAAGGCGCTCGCCAATTGCTTCGTCGGCCCGTTCGGCGCCAGCGCGATCGGCATCCTGCTGCCGCCCGGGGGCATCATCCACCTGCGCAACCCCACCGCCGCGGGCTGGGCGGTGACCGCCGGCACCGGCGACCTGATGACCGTGGAAAATCTGGTCGCCGCGGCGGCCAATTACACGGCCATCCTGATCGGCGAAGGTTCGTAAGGCCCCTCACCCCGGCCCTCTCCCCGAAGCGGGAGAGGGAGATTTTCAAGGAGACGAGACATGGCGAAGGTGAAAGTGATTGTGGGCTTCAGCAGCGGGCACGCGGGCAGCCGCGATGCGGGGGAGACGTTCGATTACGACGTCGCCGGCGATCCCGCGGGCCTGGTCGCCGAGGGCAAGGTCGAGGTGGTGAAGGAGGCCGCCGCGGTGAAGGTCGCCGAGACGAAATAATGGCCGCCGCGCGGAACGCCTATTTTGCCGCTCGGCGCGAGCGGCTTCGCGGCGCCCGCGCGTTCAAGAAGATGCTGGGCAAGCTGCCGCAGGCGATCCGCGATGAGATGGTCGCTTCGCTGGAACAGGGCGGCCGCGCCATCCTGGCCGTGCAGCGCGCCGATGCGCCCGTGAAGAGGGGCGCCTTGCGCAATGCTCTGTCTATGCGGGTGCTGCGCGGAGCGATGTCGCTCAAGGTCGGCCTGGTCGGCCGCCCGCTCAACCGGCGGCTGTTCTACGCCCGGATCGTCGAGCATGGCCGCGAGGCCCAGATATCGCGGGCGTCGCGCAGCAACAAGA